ATATCGTAACTTTGAGCAAATTAAAGTAAATGCAATTATTCTGGTATCACAGCCCTGTTCGGTTCTACAAGACTCTTGAAGAGTTGCAAGATATGACCAATCCGCAGAATACGCAATATTTTGGGGAAAGAAATCCATATCCGTTGGAATTAGGCGTAAAACATAGGTTTGTCTTGCCTATGTATGGTAACACGATAACGGCAGGAGAACAAAAGGTTTTTTTGGTCAGTGGAATAAATAAAACAGAGTTAGAAAGTTCAATTTTTGAAAAGGAAGGCTATTTAAAGTATGTAACATTCAAATCTGATAAACCATTAACTGGAAGACTTGAAATAGTGAATGTTACCACTGGAAAAACAGAATATTACTCTAATTGTGTTTGGTTTTTGGACTCCACCGATGCACAAGGGCGAAAGTTTATACGAGTGGCAACAAAACACTCTTACAACAGAAATTTGTTTGAATTTGATGAAGAGGGAGCGTGGATTGTGACCAATCTGCCAGCATACTGCCTTGGCGATATACGAGTGGAAGCGGAGATTTCCAACAACAGAATAGGTGGCAATTCTACACTGAAAATCAAAGACAGCTACATCGATGAAGTGGTAAGTTATGAGTTTTTGAGCGGTGGCGATGGCAACATCCTGAATTTCATTCAGGTTCACGCCACGAATAACCAGTTTTTCATCGACGGCACACAAAGAACGGCACTTGAAAAGATAGACCGCTCGGACTTTGCAATGAGTGGGAAAATGTCCTTTACCAATGTGAAGAATGCCAGTGGGCTGAATGTTCTGCTAAATGAGTATGAAATATTTTCTAAATAAAAACCAATGAGAAACGAGATAACGCAAGTAGATATAGAGAAAGTAAGGCGAGAAACAGCCACAGGGGGGAATACTTGTCAAAGGATTGCTTCTATTCTTACCCAGTTAAATGATAGCAAACTTGAAAATAACGAGGTCACAGAAAAACTGAACGAAAAAGCAAGTGTTACAGACTTAGGTTTAAAAGCAGACTCGAACGCTGGAAACCTTACACCTCAACAGGTGGAGGCTTGGAATACTAAGTTAAAAACACTTCCTGATGCACCAAGTGATAATAAGCAGTATGCTCGTAAGAACGGAGAGTGGGAGGAAGTGGTAGCCACAGGTGGTGACGGAGGAAATGTCACGCTTCCTGATAACATCGCTACGATTGACAAAAATGGTGTAGCAGGTAACGCCTACGCAAAGGCTACGGAAACGATTACCAACACTGATGCTGATTATAAACATGTAGTGATAACCAACGATGCTGGAGGAACAAAAAGAATGCTGGTAAATGGACTTGGCAGCAATGTAGCAAACAGCTCACTCACTTCGGTAAATGGCGCAGGGCTTACTCTTGGTGCTAATTGGTTTATTGATACAGCAGGTTTCTACTACTCTATCAAGGGGCTTACTGATAAGTCGGCTGATGATAGTTTTGACAGATTTCTTGTTCAAGATGCCGATGGTAAGGTGGAGCAATTCCTACTGAACAAGTTATTCAGTAAGGCTTACGATATAGAAGACAAAGTAAACGACAAGGCTTTCAATGGCTATCTAATGTACAATCCTAAAACAAAACAGATAGGATTTTCAGGCGGAGCGAAAGTCGTTACCACATTCAATGTTCCTGCGACCATCAATGTCAATGTAAAGAATGTTTTGGCTAATATCAATACAGTAGCACCAGCGAATAATCAATATTCCCAAGATATAAAGAACACCATAGCGAAGATAAAACAGCTGGAAGACATAGGTTTTACCATTGTGCCTGCATCCGACTTGGTTGTAAGAACATTGGACAGAAGCAGGTTTCCTCAAGCTCTGATAAATAGAAACTACCAACTGCCTACGCCTTTTACTTTGAGTAATGGAATGATTGCTGGAATTAGGTCTAATGCTTTCCCTGCTGAATTTAGAAACAATGCTTATATGGCATCACATGAAGGAGAGGGACTTTATTCTATTGGGATAAACAAAGAGTTACCTACGGACAGAAACTGGGTGTTTAAGTTCAGAACCTACAATAGCCCTCAAGTATTTCGTGTAGACAGGTCGTTTGGAGCTATTCATTTCTCTGACACTCTTGACACATCGCCAAGGTCAGATTTAGCCAATGATTTAATAATTAAAGATGCCTGGTCAAGAGAGACCGTGGTCACTAACAATAGGGTTTCGTCTCAGACAGTAATCAACGAAACAGATGGGTTCGCTGATGTATATCTAATAAAAGAAGGAGGTTTGATTACGCTTTTTACTATAATGAGAAATACAGGAACTATGCATATGACAACATTTACTGCTCAAAATACAGACAAATACATCCATTTTGTAACGCTATTTTCAAGCCTTTCCATTGTTGATTTTGTAATCAAAGATATAAGCTATAACATTCAATAAAACAATATAATATGAACGAAAACTTAATGATACCGAAACAGGTGCAGGGTATTTTAAATGAAGTAGAAAACACACCACTTTATCTTGCAGAGTTACCAATGGAAGCACATCCGAAACTTCCACAATTTAACCGATTTATCCGAGTGATAAACTTGGATGCCAAGAGCGAACACGAATTTGTAATGTTCGGATATAAGCAGGTTTTAAAGGACAAGGATACAGGCGAGGAAATCAATATCCAACTGCCTGCGCCTGAATGGGTAGTTTACAAGGACACTTGGAGTTATCTGCGAGGGACAAAGAACGAACTTATCAATGTTCCAGTGAAAGATGAAGAGGGCAAAGCAACGACAGAAATGCAGCCTATAAAGGTCAGCAGTTACAAGTATATGCTTTGGCTGATGAAGAATAACAGGGCAACCCTATTGCAGTTAATCCAAGGGTATTTGGCTGATTTTGTAAGGACTAAAAACGAAGAATTAGATAAGTTATGAAAAACATAGGCAAGTTTATAGGTGGGCTATTTCTGTTCCTTTTGGCGTGGTTGCTGTTTCTTCCTTTGTCGCTGTTAAACTTCTTGGCTGTGGCTTTCAAATTCAAGGATTTAGGCTATTTCAAGAGTTCGGCAGTCAATCTGGACAGGTTCGGAAACTTTGAGTTCAGAACTCTTTTCAATTTAACTTTAAAGAAAAAGGGAGGTTACGAGTTCGGAAACTTTGAGGAAACGATAAGTTCAGCGCTTGGTAAGAATCAGCGAAACGGCACACTGACAAGGACAGGAAGAATTTTAGCGTGTATTTTAGATATGATAGAAAAAGAGCATTGTAAAAAGAGTATTAAAGAATTTAAATGATGATGAATATTAGGGAGTTTGTTTTGAATAATTTAGTGTTGCTGTATAAAGGCGGAGTTTTAGCGAAAATAAACGCTTCGTTCAAATTGTGCATGTTTCCAGCGGTGGCTGTTTCGGCGTTTGAGTATTTTTCAGGACTTTACACCACGGACTTATCGTTCCTCTATGGTGTGTTGTTCGTGCTAATGGTAGACCATGTTCTTGGGACTTACCTGCATTACTTCGTAGATAAGGATTTCACTTTTAAGGCTAATCTTTTAGGATTATTGAAAAAACTAACGGTTATTCTTTCAGGGTATTCTATGCTGTTAATTATGCATGATGCATTGGATGAAGTGGAGTTCTTGGATGTTTATTTCAAAGTGATGATAAAATTGATGGTATTGCTTTATCCTCTTGGCTCTGCTTTGGTGAATATGTCCAAAGTGACAAACGGAGCATTCCCTCCGAGTGGGCTTTTAAAGAAGATAAAGAATTTTGAGAAGACTGGCGATTTGGAAAGTTTAAAGGAAAAAACAAAAAGTGATAAAAGTTATGATGTCTTTGGGGAAAGTGATAAAAGATGTGATGTCTTTGAAGAAAGTGAAGGAAGTGAGGGAGGTGATGATGGCTGTGATGCCTTTGGGGAATAGTATTCCCTTGTTTGGGTTTGCTATGTTTTTGTTGCTGTTAGGATGTGGAGCGAGGAAAGTAAGAAAACACGAGGAAAAAGAAGAGCATAAGACCGAAATTAAAGAATCAGTAAAAACGGATTCTGTTTCAGAAACGAAAACCGAGGAAACGGCTAATATTAAAACCCTTACGAAGTCTTTGGATTTTGCGATAAAGCCAATAGGCAGCGAGCCTGTGCAGTTTAGATTTTTATATAATGGCAACATTGTAGAGGGCAGCGCTAATGGAGAGGTTTATTTCAAGGATAAAAAGCAAGCAAAAGACTCTGTGGTAAAGATAATAGAGCAAGTAAGAGTAGAAGTAGAAAAGCAGGAGCAGAAGCAGGCAAAAGAACAGCACAAACAAACCAAAGAAGAGAAACAATCCGAGCGAGCCGAAAATTGGATAGTATATTTAATTCTGATCATTGTGGGAATGTTCCTTTGGGAGAGGCTAGAAAAGGTAATTGATAAATTTAAATGATATGGCGGATATAAGAAGTTTGAGACCATTTATTCTAAAATGGGAAGGGGGATTGTCAAGAGATGCAAACGATACAGCGAGCAGGGTAAAATGTCCTACGCCTTACAAAGGAAAGACAGGCTACCACACGAATAAGGGCATAACTTATACGGTATGGCGTTCGGTGTTTGGTTCGGATAAGGATATGCGTTTTTTGGAGATGAACGATGCGGATTGGGATATTGTAATAAAAAGGCTGTTTTGGGATAGGTGGAAAGCCGATGAAATCAAAGACCAAGCAATAGCCAATACCCTTGTAGATTGGGTTTGGGGAAGTGGTGTTCACGGCATTAAGATACCTCAAAGAATGCTGGGAGTTACAGCCGATGGCGTAGTAGGAGCAAAGACCATAGAAGCGCTGAATAACGCACCGAAAGACTTCTTGCAAAGGCTCTACAAAGAGCGTGAGGATTTCCTGCATAGAATCGTAAGAAGCAACCCTACGCAAAAGGTCTTCCTTAAAGGCTGGATGAACAGAATGACAGACTTAAAAAAATGGAATGAGAGATTTTTGAGATAGATTTTCACAAAAATTTATCTTTCATTT